CGGCGTACAGACGCCCACAGGCCCGCACCCTCTTAGCGTATTCCTATATAAGGACCAAATAGCCGACGTAATATGTGGTTTAAAAGAGGATCCTTTTAGCCGCAGGCATATTGTTACAGCATGGAACCCCGCAGAACTAGATAAAATGGCTTTGCCGCCTTGTCATATGATGTTCCAATTTAATGTTAATAAAAATATGGAATTGAGTTGCCAGTTATACCAACGCTCGTGTGATATGTTCTTGGGCGTACCTTTTAATATAGCAAGTTATAGTCTGCTTACACAAATTATTGCTCGTGAATGCGATTTATACGTAAGAGACTTTATATGGACAGGTGGTGATTGTCACATATACAATAATCATATAGATGCTGTTACAGAACAATTAACTCGCACACCAAAAGAATTACCTGAAGTGTTTATATCAGTTGGAAAGAAATGGGATGACTATAATATAACAGATTTTGTGTTAGCGGATTATGATCCCATGCCAAGTATAAAAGCAGAGATGGCAGTATGAGAATATGGACTAATTTTGAATTAGGTATAACAATATGTGTTGGCATTGCTATGGGTTTTACTATAGCATTATTATTTTCGGTAGGATGCGGCGAGACTGTTATCGAAGATCATGAAGTACTAATAGGTAATTTTTTAGGGTATGAAGAATTAATGGTAGTTAAGAAACATTGAACATTATAACATTTGATCCTAAATTAGATAGTAGTAAAGATCTTGTTAAAAAATTATCTATTAAGTGTAAAGAAATTTATAAAAGCAATGATACTCTTGCAGAAAACTATAGTACTAAAAAATTTATAATAGCCGATCAGACTATAATCACTTTAGTATTAGATTCAATTGATGAAATAATGATGTTTGCAACATTATACAATACAAAATTTTATAATAATTCTTTTCGTACAGTAAATAGACTGTGGAAATCTCCTACTATTAGAAAAGAAACACCTTGGAAGAATGCTCACAATAGAAAATTTTTTTATGGGCCCGATATTATAATAGGACATATCAACTTTGCTAAAGAAAAAAATATAAATCAATTGTTTATAAGTATAGAAGGAGGAGCACATAGATACTTAAAATATATTAGTTCTGTATTAGAAGAAAGAACAGGATTAAAATGGACTGCTCCTAAAGAAATGTATCAAGTTTGTCCTGCTAATAACTTCAGATGTTGGCAAAATATTACCTATACAAATATATTCAAAGAAGAACCTTTACCATTTAAATGTTCAGGGTTAACATATGAAGAAATGATTAAAACTAAATATAACTATGAGAACTGAAATCGCTGTTAACACTATAAAACCATATAAGTCACCGAGAATAATACCCAAACAATATCCAACATTAAATAATTTGGATACGTTTACTGTTAAAGATAATCCATACTCGTACATTTATATTGATCTAACATATGCATGTAATATGCATTGCCACTATTGTTATAATCCTGTAAGGACATTACCAGATATTGATTTAGATTATTTTAAATATGTATGTGAAAATCTTCCTCGCAGGGTACAACTTCGTTTGTTGGGTGGCGAACCTACTATGTACGAACATTTAGAAGAAGCATGTCAAATAGCACATAAAAATGGACACTTTGTTTCTATTATTACAAACGGTATTAAATTTGCAGATAAAGCATATGCACAGTCAATAAAAGATTTAGGAATTCCTACATTAGTACCAGGATTAACAATGAACGGTGGTAGAAATAGAGATGACTGGTATGCTGAAATTGATAATGCTAATTGTTCAAAAATAAAAGTCAAAGCATTAGAAAATATTATAGAAGTTGGATTTAGAAAAGTATATCTTGCCGCTATTGTAATAAGAGATTTTAACGAAGGAATTATTAAAGAGTTATACGATATTTCACGTGAACATCCAAAGCAAATAAAAAATATACACTATAGAACTGCTGGAAATGTAGGACGCTGGAATGAAAAATTTGGACAACCTTATACTGCTACAGAATTACATGAAGTAGTTGCTAGTATTATTCCTGGAGCGGTAAAGCCTTTAAAATGGATAAGGGATGGTATTAATCCTTCTACAATTAAAGGTGTTCATATTAATAACGACAAACTTACATGTCGAGGATGCTGTCGCGAATATTATTCAGAACCAGGTTTGTTAATTTCAATAATTGAATTTGGTACTGACAATGCTGGAAAATGTTGGCGGCGTGGAAAACTTAACCCAGATGGAACTGTACAATCTTTCTTTGCTGGAATGCGTGAATTTACTACAGATACATTAGGAGTAGAGTCCTGTGATGGTGACCATTCCCCTAGTTAAAAAAGATTCTGTTGTTAATAGAGCATATAAATTTGAGGAGAATCCGTTCACCGAAGTTTATATTGACGTCAATTACAAATGCAATATGGCATGTCCTATGTGCTATTCCGATACACCTCTTGGTGCTCAAGCAACAATACCCGATTTAGATCTAGACTATTATGAAGAATTTTGTGCTAAACTTCCTCAGCCTATAATCATTCCAATGGTCGGTGGTGAACCTACTATAAGTAAACACATATTAAAAATAATAGAGATAACGCACAAGTATGGGCATCTTGCTTTTATGTCTACTAACGGTAGACGGTTTGCACAGAGTTTAAACTTTACAAAACAATTTGCAGAAGTAGCAAAGAAAGGCAATACAAGAATTCATATTGATATTAGTGGCGGCTATAATGATGATTATAATCAAATTTTATATGGTGAGCCGGGTGTAGAAATGAAAATGAAAGCATTAGAAAACATGCGCGAAGCAAAACTTGGAAAAGTTTTAATAGCATGTGTACTAATACGTGGATTCAATGAAAATGCAATTCCTGATGTACTTGATATGGCTCAAAAATATAAAAGAATAGTGCGGCGACTTAAATTTAGAGCACAAGGACATACTGGTAGATTTGTAGATGAGGAACAACCATATACAACACCCGAAATAATAAATTTATTAGAAGAGCATATAGGATATGAAGCAATTTATAAAGATGTTACATTAAGTGGAAAGATAGTAGATAAATGTTTAGGTAAAAATTGTTGTATGCATTTTAGACCATGGCGTGGTTTACAAATTCAAGTACTTGAACATTTTACCAGACAAGGTGTATGTTGGCGCAAGGGATTTTTAACCAATGAAGGCACAATAGTACCTTGGGGAGAAGACGGCGGACCTTATGTATAACCTTACGTATGATAATGATAAATATAATATAGTTTAATGGAGAACAACAAATGCCAACAACACAAATAGTGACATTCTCAAAAGGAAACACTGTATTTGCAAATGCAGATAATGCAATTCAAAATTTGGAAGTAAATATACCGACTGCAGAACTATCTGCTATTAAAAGTTTAATCACTGAAGCAGAAAGTGCAGGTAATTTGACCCAACAAAAAACTTTAAGTGCAGACGGCACAACAACTACAATAACAAGAAGTTGGGGCGATGCCGGCTGGACAGCATATTCAGCATTAGCAAATCAACAAGCATCTGCAAAAGCAGGAGTAGAAGCAGCTGGTTGGACAGTAACTATTTCTTAATATTCCACTGATATAAATGTACCATCGATAAATGTGTGTTTTCTAACCACAAGTTGACCAATGAGTTTTGAATTATATAATACAATAACAGCCTATGGTGATCAAATACCATTGGCCATAAGTATTAAGTATGAAAAAGTATTGGATAAATTACAATCTTTTGATAATGACTGGACACAGTATAATCCTAGAAAGTTACCTAATAATAGACATGGATTAAGTATTACAAATCTAGACGGAAAATTGGGTGCTGGTCCGGATTTAGATAGTTTAATTCAGTACAATAAAGAGCATGGTACAACAATAAGAGAATTAGATTTTATAGTACCCACTCCTGTATATGATATATTTGCTGAATGTTTTGAACCTTTTAAACAATGGTTAGTTAGATGTCATGTACTACAATTACGAGCAGGCGGATTTTTCCCTCACCACATAGATAATTATGGTTCAGATATCAATTCATTTAGACTATTAATACCATTAGAAAATTGTAATCCAATGAAGGGATATTTTTTAATAGAAAATAGAATTTTAAATTGGCAACATGGAGTTTTATACTTTATGAATACCTGTAAACAACATGTAGTTTTTAATGCAACGTCAAATAGGAATATGACGTTTGTTGTTTTAAATGTATTATTAAATGAGGAATCTGTTAATTATTTCCTATCACCAGAAGCGATGGGTTTTTAATACCCTAGTACTTCTAATAAATCACTTGGAAAAGTTTTTTTTATTTTTTGATAATGTATGTCCTTTAAGAATTCTATATACGTATGACAATTCTTAGGATTAGTTCGATGATTACCAATACCATGATTAAAAGATAAACTAGATTCAAATGCTTTTACTAATTTGTCCATATGAATATCATATTCCAAATAGACTTTAATTTTTTTACAAACATCTATCATATCTATTCTATTCCATAAATCTTCTAGTTTAATAAACAAAACTGTTGTTCTGTTCTTAACGTTTTCGTACATTTTATTAATATTCTTTCCACTAGAATTATCCATTTCAAATAATATTTTTTCGTCTATTGTCTTTAAAGAATTGATATATTCATAATATGAATAAAGTTGATTATATGGTTCATACAACCAAGGTTCTTGTTTAGCAGTTGCTACCTGATGCCAACGCATTGCAGACATAATTATTTCATAAGGGTGTCTAATAATTACTATACATTTACTTTTTAAAACAGTAATATCTTCTACTTCGTTAAAATGATCGACAAACTGAAAATTAAATTTGTCATTATATTTTTTATATTCTTCGAAGATTTTATAAAATAATAGTGTTCCAGTCTTATGATATGAAGCAATTATGATTTGTGGCGTTTCTTTCCGCATCTTATTTTTTGCCATCCTCTTTCATGTAGATAATATAATCCCATTTTTGTAATGACTTCTATACCAGCAATAGATACGGCCCAAGCGAGGCGGCCAGTTATAAAATAACTGATAATAAAAGTATCTGTGGTTGCTAATACCCTCCATGATATAGTCTTAATTATAGATCGTTCAACAGTTTCCATAGCCTAACCCTCTTTTTGGTTAACTATTTAGACTGGTTTGTAACTAGGTAAACATATCTTTTTAAGTATATTGTTGTCTATCGTTATCTGTATTCAGTGAAAGCCACTCATCAGATGGTTTTAACCATTCTCCTTTTGGGGGCCATCTTGTTGATTTTACTAATTCAAAAATGAATCCATGCGTTTTAGATAATTCTATTGCTTCGTCAATTTGATGTTCATTGAATTTAAATACTACAAATTTCCATATAACTCTTATATTCATTTCTCTAGCAAGTAACATTGCATCCCATGTCTGTTGTGTATTTTGATTTACTCTATATATTGCAGAAGACTCTCCCACTCCATCTAAACTAAATGCCCATTCAACATGGGGGCCCGATAATTCATATGCTTGTTTATACCATTTTAATTTTTTACCGGATCCATTTGTGTTAACTCTATAATATTTGTTTTTATCTAAACATGCTAAAATATCTAAAAAATTTCTATGGTATATAGCATCAGATATTGTACCGCAAAAATTTAACATATCAAAATACTTAACTAGTTTTTTAACATTTGCTATAGATATATCTCCACTTTCATTTATTTTTTTTGTAGCTAATTCTTTTGGACGTGCATGTCTCTCACATAAAAAACATTGAACTATACATTTATTAGATGCATCTACATTTACCATTGGTTTTCTAATTGCTGTCAGATAATCTTCGTAATACATCTTCCCCCCATGTTGATAATTTTGAACATTTTTCATTGCATATATCTGGTTTAATCGAATCAGAATCTTCTAACATTTTAAAAAAGGATCTCCATATATCTGATGTTAATACATCTTCTACGCTATCATTATTTTCTAATTTTAATTCTTCGTTAAATAAACCGTATTGTGATAATTGTTCTTCATCGAGAGCCTTATCACACCAACAACACGGTAAAAGAAATCCGCGAGAACTATAAGTGATTTCTTTTATTTTTGTATTTTTTACTATTTTATTATCTATATTCCAATAAGGAAAACATTTAGGAAACATATTTTATAAATGTCCTCTTAATTTAAAAAACTCCCTATCTTCGTCTGTATATTTATAGAGCTTCTTTTTAGATGCCTCTAGTTCATTGGCGTCAGTTTTATTATGTAATGCCATTACTTCGTAATGTAAATTTTTATATTGAGATGCAAGATCGATTATTTTTAATATCCTATCTTTATAATCTTTATCGTACATAAATTTAACATTCAAATGTTTACAATTTTCGTCTCGCAATTCTAGAAATTGTTGTACCTTGTTTATAAACTTATCTGTCATATATGCAAGATGTACACTAAAAGTTATATCGCTCAATGTATTTAATTTATATAATTTTTTAACTGTTCCTGTTAAATTAGTCAGAGTTAATATTTTAGTATTAAATCGATCATCATCATGGATCATTTTTATAAAATCATAGTAGTGAGGTATTAGTGTCGGTTCACCTCCTCCAAAAATATAACTCGCTAGTTTGTTATCCAAATTTAATTCTCGCTCTATAATTATATCGGTTAAAAATTTATAATCATTTTCTAATTTTTTCATATTATGAATAGGACTAAAATTATCATGTATAGTAGGAGGACAATAGTGACAATCAAAATTACATCGTCTTCCTAAAAACCAATCTATATGAATCAATGCATCATCGATAAAACCAGATAATCCAAATGCTAAAATTTTTTCATTATCATAATATGGTATTTTATTTTTTTCTTCATCAGACAATGATTTAAATGTTGTTTTAAATTTTGTTAAATGATCTAGATCTATACCTTTTGGTATACCTATATCCATTCCACAATAACAATTTTCTTTAGGACAAATATCTGCTTTGTTATTAAAAATAACAGGACGTCCATCATGAGTATTATAATCGTTATCAAAGCCAAAACGAGATAAAGAATTACATATGGTATTACTTATAAAACCAGTTATTTGACTGCCTGATCGAAATGGTCCACTGGTATTAAAATTATATACATGACTAGATGCATCACACACCCAACCTTTAACTTGAGTATGAAATTTTAAATCTACTAATCTAATATTTCGTAGACCTTTATCTGTTAATATTATCCATGACCACATTAAATTATTTCTCAAACATATCTTTAAAGGTATCTAATCCTGTACCACATTTTTCTGCACAAACATCTAGTCTACCTTCTTCTAAACTAGAACAAGACCAACTATTTTTAATATCAGTAAAAAAGCCTCTATTATCCATAACATCTTCTAATTTATTATTAATAACATCTATTCCTTTTTTACCTCCTACTGCATCTATAAAATTCCATATTGGTTCTGATTTAAATTCTCTAAAAGTTCTATACATGCGAGAAGCAGTCCAACAACAAGGTAAACATAATCCTTCTGCAGATATATACATAGAGTTGTCTTCTAATACTTTACATTTAATTTCAGTTTGATCATAATAAGTTTTCATATTACCATATTGTTCTGTTAATTGTTCTACTTTATAAAGTGACTTGTTCTGATATTCTTTTGAAGTTGGCATTTTGATAGTTCCTTTAATTTGTTCTTGCTTTTTTTTAGTTCGAATATTTTGTTCAGTTACACGAGAATGAGTTCTGGCATTCCAAAAACGATCTGATTTTTTTAATCGAAATTCTTCGAATCCTAATTTTTTAGAAAATGCTCTTGCTTCTTCAATTTGATGTTCATTATGTTCAAATACTATAAAGTCCCATTTTGCTCTTCCTCCAGCATTTATAAATGCTTCCATACTACGTATTACAATATCCCAATTAACATTTTGTCTATATATATGATTTGTATCTTCTAATCCGTCTACACTAAAAGTAACTATACCCTTGCGTCCAAAAACTTTTGCAAGATCTGCCCACCATTCCTTTTTACGTGCGCCTGCATTGGTATGCATACCGAACCATATATCGGGATTTTGTTCTCTAAAATATTGATATACTTCTACTGTATCTTGTGCTATACAAGGTTCCCCAAAATTACCACACGTAAATAAAGAAGTTAATTGTTTAATAAATTCTGGTTCAAATATTTTTTGACAATCTTCTAACGTAAGTTCCGCCATTGTTAAATGAGGATTAATACCTACTCCGTTTAAATTACGAGGACATTGCGGACAAGCAGCTTGACATTTTTCTGTTATTTCTAAATGAATTTGCCTTATATCCTTATATCTATACATTATTTTATACCTATTAACATAAAGCGATTATATTTTTGTAATTCAATAGTACCACCGTATAATAAATTATTTATTAAACATTGCTCTCGAAATTCTTTTACATCCTTAACACAATTAATATGTTCTTCAAGTTCAAAATAATTATTACTTTGTAGTATAACTAGTTTACCTTTTGGTATTAAATCATACCATTTATCAAAATCTATTATATGTTCACATGAAGTATTAATAATTGTATTGGGATTTTCAAATAATTCTCGTGCTTCGCCATCTGCTCTATATGTAGTATACCTATGTCCTGCATAATTTATATTATGAATATCTTCTGTTGTTGCTTTAAACTTCCACCTATCTAACACATAATCTTTATTTAATGCTTCTGCTATATCGGCACATGAAGGATCTATATCAAAGGATCTAATTTTGTTAAACTGTAATTGACTTACGAACATTATGTTTGCTAAACTAGCATACCAACCGCCGCATAAAAAAATAGTTCCTAAATTTAAATTTAATGCTTCTAGTTCTTCTATTAACCAAACTTTACTTTCAAGTTGTCCTACACTATAAAGATCTCTCCATTTTAAATCAGGATTTTTAATCATAATGTCTGCAAGACGAAAATAATTACGTAATATATTTTCAGTTGTAATTTCTTTCATATTGTTCTTTTAACCATGCATAGTCATTTATCTTGTTTAATGCTTTATCATTGGTACGATTTTTTGCACCATATTCACGTCCTGCGTTAGCACCGGCTATAGCATATTCCCCAAATTCTTTATCAGCTCCTACTGTACACCAAATATCTAATCTTTTTTCCGTATCTTCATGTTGCTTTCTTCTTAAAAACTTTTTACCACTAGGTAATGTTACAATACTACTTACCAATTTGGAACATTCACGAAACGCACTTTTCCATGTACTATAAGGATCTGTATTGAATGCAGTTATATTACTAACTTGTAACATGGGTTTAAAATGTTTAACTACAGACGTTGTAAAATCTAGATTCCAACCTTTTGCTTCTCGTAATCCTTTTGCAGGAAATAATTTAGCACCACCATAACCATATACTAAATCATTAATGGGATTTATTGCTCGCCACGTATGCACACAATCTGTTGCTAAAATACTTTCATATGCTTCGTCTAATTCAGTTGGCTGATAATCAAAATTAAAATCATTTAATAAAATAGCATCAGCATCTATTACATAAAACATTTTTGTTTTACTTAATTCAGCTGCACGTTTATGTGCATTAAAAATACCTTTAATACCATCTACTCTTTTAGCAAGAGGTGCTTTCTCTTTTAATACTTTGAAGTTGTCATCAGCATACTGTTCGTGATAACTTATAAAAAATACGTCAAACATTTTCTTTCCTTATATCCTTAGACATAATTATACTCTTTATTCCACAATGTGGGCAAGTCATTTCGTGTAAACGCAAATCCTTATAAGGCCAAAAACGATATTGTTTCCTCGAGGTAATTACATGATCGGATGGATAACTCCACGGTTGTTGACATTCACCACATGTAAAATGATAAACTCGTTCTACTGTATATTCATGACTCATAGCATTAATTTGCTCTTTCAATATCTAATTCTTCACACTCTTCGCCGTATTGAATTTCTACCATTCTACATGGTTCCGTTGTATGATTATATAAACTATGCCAGGTATTAGTGGGCACAGTACATTGTTCATGCGGTGTTAATATAATAGAATGTTTCCATGCATCGCGATGAAATATTGCAGTACATTCTCCTTCTGATACAAACCAAAATTCGTTTCGTTTAAAATGACGTTGTATACTCAATGACTGGCCAGCTTCGATTTGTAGTTCTTTTACCTTTGTAGTCATTGCATTATATAATACCTTATACCACCCCCAGCTTCTTTTTACCTTGCCAATAGTACTAGAAGAATTTATCTTTTCTGTACCACCTATGCCAAATACTAATTCTACATCTTTAATATCTTTTTCAAGTATGTTTTCTTTTGTTCTATCGCCTCCATTACAAAAGAATATTTTCCTAATAGGATATAATAGTTTAATTTGTTCTATTGCATCTATAGCACTACCGTCGTCATCATTGAATTTAAATACCGGCGAGATAAACCGATGTTCAATCATTTGTAAATTACTAATAATTTCCATACGTTCTTCAAGCGGCATAAAACAATATCCTTTTTTATTTTTTAACCACTGGTCTGAATTCACACCAACATATAATTCTCCCAGTTTAGCTGCTTCTTTAAAGAGTGCAATATGTCCGGAATGTATTGGATCAAAACCTCCGGTTACTAGTGCGATTGATTTAGATGGCATATTAATAAAGTATAGCAGGATTAAGGTAAATTGTCAATTGACGTAATATTTATTAAATGCTACTATAATAAATAGTAATAGCATGAAAATTTTAGTTACAGGTAGTTCTGGGTTTATTGGATGCAACCTAATTAAACAACTCAAAGAACAACACACAATAATAGAAGCAGATATAGCAATAGGCACAGATTTATGCGATAAAAAACTAGTAGATGATTTACCAGATGTAGATATGATATACCATTTAGCAATGATTAATAATACTGGTAGGTTTTATACTAATCCATATGATATAATTGAAAATAGTTATTTGCCATTACATAATATATTAAAACGCTATAAAGGTATTCCTATTATATATACCAGCAGTAGTGAAGCGTATGCAGGTACTGTACAACAAAAATGGGCGGAAGTTCCCACTAGTGAAAATGTTCTATTATCAATTGAAGACATTAAAAATCCTCGTTGGAGTTACGGTGCTAGTAAAATAATAGGCGAAAGCATGGTAGTGGCTGCTAATGTACAATGGGGAACACCATATAAGATTATACGCTATCATAATATATACGGTCCGGACCAAAAAAATCATTTTATTCCTGAATTTATTGAACGATGTTTAACTGGCGTATATGAATTATATGGTTATGACAATACAAGAAGTTTTTGTTATATAGATGATGCCATCAATGCTACTATGTTATATGCAGAATCTACAACATGGAATGATATTATACATATAGGAAATAATACTGAGCATAAAATAGAGGATATAGCAAAAATGATATTGCATATTATGGGCATTGATGCTAAAATAATACTATATCCTTCGCCCATAGGATCAGTACTACGTCGATGTCCTGATATAACAAAACTAAAACAATTAGGATATACTCCTCAATATACATTAGAAGAAGGATTAAAAAAGATTTTGGAGATTAATTATGGTATTAATGGTAAGTGAAAATGAAATAGGAAAATCTGCATATCAATTCGATCAATTAGTAGCAGGTAATATTAATTTAGTAATGATTATTTGTAATCATTGTCCTTATGTTATATATAGAATGAATGCAATTAGTCAATTAGTAAGTGATTATAGAGATAAAGTAAATTGTGTAGCGGTAAGTTCAAACGATCCTGGACGACACATGGAAGACCATCCAGACTCTATGCCGGCATTTAAGGAACAATGGAACTTACAATGTGAATACATATATGATGAGGATCAAAGTATAGCACATAATTATAATGCTGTATGTACACCAGAATTCTATTTAATAGATAATGATAATATAATTCGATATCATGGAGAATTTGACCCAAGTCATACAGCAAATGATTTAGTACCTACCGGTAGTAGTTTACGTCACGCATTAGATTTAGTATTAACAAACAAACCTATTACTTGGGAACCTAATCCAAGTTTTGGTTGTAGTATTAAATGGAAAGATAGTGCATGAAAATAGGTATTATTGGAATGGGTGTCGTAGGACATGCTTTAAAAAACGGATTTGAAAAGATTGGCTATAGTGTATGCATTCATGATATAAAGCTTGCTACGAGCATTACAGACGTACTAGACACGGAGATTATATACGTAGCAGTACCTACACCTGCTAAAGAGGATGGGGGTTGTGATACAAGTATTGTAGAAAATATTGTACATGAATTAAGGTTTGCAAACATGCGGTATGAAGGTGTAATAGCAATAAAAAGTACATGCATTCCCGGAACAACACAACGATTAATAGATATATACGATGATAAAATAGTATTTGTTCCTGAATTTTTAAAAGAACGAAGTGCAAATTATGATTTTGTATATGCACACGATTTATTATGTATAGGATCAGACAATGTTAATCATGCATATGTTGTACAACGTAGTCATGGTGACTATCCTGTAGAAGTAATGCGAGTAAGTCCTACCGAAGCAGAGCTAGTAAAATATATGCACAATAGTTTTGGAGCATTTAGAGTTACATTTGCAAATGAATATTTTGAATTATGCGACAAATTAAATATTAATTATGATAATGTTAAACGTGCATTCGTTACTAAGAATCGTATACCAGATGAATACTTAGATGTTAAACCAGAGTTACGAGGATTTGCCGGAGCGTGTTTCCCCAAAGACATAGCTGCAATAAATCATTTAATGCAAAAAGAATTAGGACTGCCTTATAAGTTATGGGAAAATGTTCTTGAAGAAAATGATCGCTTTAAGAGTACAGTGTTTAAAGGTATGAGGAAATGAAATTACATTGTACAATAAGTGATGGTAGTGAGTTTGATATACAATTAATAGAACATCCTTTTGTACACGAATGGGCACAATCTGTAGTCAAATTTGAATTATTACCTACAGAATCTGTAGGCATTATTGGAGCCGGAAAAAATGATCCCGAACTTTTTATAGCTCGTTTAAATTATTTGTTAGATTTAGTAGATACTGTTATTAGTTTAGGATTTGAGGTACCTATTGAATTAATAGAACATTTACCTCGACATGAAGACAGTGGAGCAGTAATACAACCATGGACAAATAATATACATCGCTGGAGTGTACGTAATCAAAATTTATTAGATGCTAAAAGTAATATTGGTAAAATACTTATAAAAATTAATGCAGCTGTTCATGCCTTTGAAAATACATATGAAAGACCCGGACAAAAAACTATGCAAGGTAATGATAATCAATATTGGGATCAAGGTTTAAATTTACAAGATCCAGATTGTTATATTCGTAATGGTAATTTTATAGATGAAATTAAAGATTTATTAACCAATGATTATTATACAGTATGGGTAGCAAAACGTATATTAGGTAAGGATTGGCGAGAATGTTATATGGATCAAGATGATCCTACAGAAATAGATATTGTTAATATGGATAAACATATTCAATATGCATTTGAAATCGATTTAAATGATTGGCGACAATTTTATTACGGGGAAAATTTTTTAAATTGGTTAGCAAAATATAATATAGAATACGATATTACTGAAATGGGCAGAGTTCCATTGGGCAATGTTCTTATAGAACATGAAGAATTACAAAAAAAGATAAACATTAATGAAATTATTACGACATTGCAAATTCGTTGATCCTGAAGTATTCGAAGATCATAGAGGAGTTATTAAAAGTTTTTATCCCGATAACGCAATAGTAGAATATAATTTAATGATTACAAAACAAGGGGATCAACGTGGTTATCATTTCCATCCTCATTTCGATGAATATATGTTAGTAGTGGATGGTATATGTGAATTTACCGAGTACAATAAAAAAGGAAATAACACAGTAACACTTAATGTCGGAGATAGTATACATATACCTACTGGTATAGCACATACATTTACAGCATTAACAGACTTTAAATTTGTAAGCATGTTAACAAAGCGATGGCACGATAGTGACCCTCCTATTATAAAGGTAGACGAAAATGGCAACACCATATGATTCGGTAGTAGAATTTGAAAATACAATAGCAGAATATGCCGGAGCAAAATATGGTATAGCAGTGGATTGTTGTAGTCATGCTATATTTTTATCTGCATTACATAATCGTATAGTTAAATCTATAAACATTGTTACTGTGCCAAAGCAAACATATGTCAGTATTCCTATGCAATTAAGACATGCTGGACTTACGTTAAATTTTGTAAATCTTCAATGGCAAGGATGTTATGAAATAAAACCCACTGGATGGAACCCGCGCAAAGCATCAAATATTATAGACTCTGCTTGTAGATTTACATCTGATATGTATATACCTAATACATTATATTGTTTAAGTTTTCAATTTCATAAAACACTTTCTACAATACGTGGAGGTATGATACTTACCGACGACGAAGAAGCAGTTAAATGGATACGTCCTAGAGTACATGATGGTAGGGATATGAATATAAAATATGAACAAGATAATATTACATGTTTAGGCTATCATATGCATATGACACCCGAAGCTGCTATACTAGGATTAGAACAATTTCATAGTATTATATCTTTCGTGAAACCTGGGTTTCACGTTGGACATAACAAAGATGTGTGTGGATATGAATATTATCATGACGTAAGTTATGTAAACAATTTAGAATATGGAGAAAAATAATGGCAAACGTTAAACAAATAACAAGTTGTAGAATATGTAACAATAAAGAATTAATTACTATATTTGATCTAGGCGATTTAATGATTAATTGTTTTGTAGAAGAGCCGGGTGATCATAAAGGCGAAGCACCTTTAAAGTTACAACGTTGTAGTGAATGTGATTTAATTCAATTATCACATACTGTACGCGAAGAAGATTTATATACAAACTATTGGTATTTGTCTAGACTTAATAAAAAGATAGTAGACAATCTAAAAAGCATAGTAGAGGACGCACAGAAAGAATGTCCTTTAGAAGATGATGACATTGTTATTGACATTGGTGCAAATGATGGTACGTTATTAAGTTTTTATCCAGAGAATGTAATAACAGTAGGCGTAGATCCAGCAAAAAATATTCATGCTGAATTAAAAGAAAATTGTAGTATTATGATTCCAGGCTTTTTTAACTATAGAAACTATATGAATGAAATGCCAAACATATCATTGACAGGACCTAATTCTTTTCATGCCAGTACACGCCAAGCAAAAATAATTACTGCGGTTGCTATGTTTTATGATTTAGATGATCCAAATGAATTTGTACAAGACATTAAAAAAATATTGCAAGACGATGGAATATTCTTATGTCAATTAATGCCGGCACGACCAATGATTGATGCAAATGATATAGGTAATATTATTCATGAACATTTAGAATACTATACATATAAAAGTCTTGTTAATTTATTTGAGCCTAATGGTCTAGAAATATATGATGTCAGAGAAAATGATATTAATGGGGGCAGTTATCAATTATTCATACGGCATTATCAAAATGGTAGTATAGAGTATCCAGAAGATTGTTCCGACGAACGTATAGAGCGTTGGATTAATATCATGAAATGTAATAAAATTGATACAATGAATTATTTACATACATTAAAAGAGCAAGGAAAAAATGTTTACATAATGGGTGCAAGTACAAAAGGTAATACTATTATGCAGTATTATGGTATCGACGATACCATTATTAAAGGAGCGGCGGAAATACATCCAGATAAAATAGGGAAATATTTAGTAGGTAGTGGTATTCCTATTGTACACGAGGATGATGCAAAGAAAGATGCAGATGCATTTTTAGTATTCCCATTTCACTTTAAAGAATTATTTGTAAACAAAATTATGAAAGACTGGATAGCTGAAGGGGGACAACTAATTTTTTGTACTCCAAAGTTTGAAGTAATAAGCAATGAAAATACATTTCAGTAATAATCAAACAGCAGAAATTATACTATTAGAAAATGAATTTATAGAAAGATGGAAAGAAGAATCTACTAAATCAGAAAAATTAGGGTATAGACAACAAACATGGGTAGAAGATTATCTCCGAGATACTCCTAATCATTCTGTCCTGCAAGCAAAAATCATTAATGAATTCAATAGTAATGTAGATAAATTATATACAGAGCATAATATTGCTTTGCCCGGTAAAATGCATAAAAATCAAAGTATAAAATGGATTAATGAATTACACCGTTGGATAACATATGGTTCATTTACTTTACAAAATTGGACATTGCCTAGGGCAACATTAGAAGAAAAACAACATGCTAAAAGAAATCATTGGCATTCATATAATAATACTCATGATCCAGAATTTATAAATTTGGGAGATAAAGAAGGTGCAATTATAATATTATTTGAATTGAATGCAGGTATTCATAATTATGAAGTTTATCCAACATATCCTAACAAACAAGTATTAATAGAGAAAGGATTAACAGATGGTAGGTATATAGAACAAAGATATAGAAATACAGAAATTGTTCATAGAACTTTCGATCATTTTGATCATTTGTATACAGATAGAAAAAATTATTGTTCTATAGATCCGCACGATCTATGGCTGCCTTTTGCTGTATTAGGTAAAGAATATTTTATTAGTTGGATCAATGAAGATAATCCCATCGAATTTGATTGTACTAATATAGATAAAAATTGGTGGGCAGGATTTCAATTTGTACCAAGTAGTATATTAAGTAGAACATTAAGTACCGATTGGTTTCAAGATTGGCTTAAAAGTTATGGAGTGCCTATAGAAGTAGAATATATAGGACGAATTCCTTTAGGAAATTGTACTAATAAACATTTGCTTGATATGGATACAGTATTAACAAGCCAAGTTATTGGCGTTGAATATTAATTAATATATCTGTCAATCGCTGCGATTGCTGCTGATGAAATTCTGTATATAACCAATGGTTATTACGCTCACATTGTTGGTGTATTTGTTCTATTAATGCCGGAGTTTTAGGTAAACTGATTGCTTCTTTTAAACTATCAACAGCCATTTCAATTCTATTACACATAAATGGTTCTTCATCATATTCCTCTCCGAATAACCAATCCCAAGTTTCAAATCCCCAATCACGTAATTGTTTAACCATACCGGGTTGTCCTATCCATATTGCAGGACATTTATAGAAAAATGCTTTGTATGCGGCTTCGCTGATAAAACAACCATTACCTTCTGCCTGTGTTTCTGTTATAACACTCATGAATGTTGTATTATAATAAGGTATACTACTTAATGTTGTATCTATTTCTGCACAGTTATTATTATCATGATCAAGTACATCCAATGTCCATGGTAATGAAGCTACAATACTTTCTAACGTATTCCGTTCGTTATCTATATTAATATCATATGATGCTAAAAATTTTTGATTTATTGTTAATCGTTCACTCCAGTCTTTTACTTTATCCATAAAAGTCCAACCCCCAACTTTATTTGGTATAGAACAATACCCATATTCTATTAAATTTTTTTGTAATAATTTACTAGTAAAATACATTCTACCCGGTTTCATAAAACGTTGAAAACATAAAAATTCTTTTTCAAATTGTCTTTGATTATAAGGAATTATATCTATCTGTTTATTTGTTACTTGGTCTACTAATTCATGACTATAACAACTAAAACCATATGTTTGTATTTTAGAATTTATTCGCTTATTAATTGAAACATCACCTGTTATCCATACTACATTTTTATATGGTATATGTTGAGCATCACACCAATTTTCTAGCATAGTATGTATATTTTGTGTTTCATAAAAAGAGTATTCTTCTTCAATACTCCAACTTTCTTGAAACGTAGAAAATACAATAACACATTCATTATTACATGCTTGTTGTATTATTGTATCATCAATATATACATTTAGATTACCAGCATAAAATTCTTTCGAAGGACTTTTTGTAGGATCACTGAGTATTTCACACCAATGTATATGTTTATTAAATGTAGGAAATATGCTATAAAATTCAATTAATCGTTGTATAAGTTTATCATTATATATTGGATTAAAATCAATATCCATATTTTTTCCAAATTAAATCAAGCTCTGGAAATATAGTAGGAGTATGTTCTTCACGGATGCCATCTAATTTAATAGTTTGATCTACCATTCTATATAATTTTTCTTCCGGCATTTGTTCACTCATCATGAAATTTATTGTATTTGCTACAGTGTCTTTAAATTTACCAGGAAACATTGATGTTCTATTTTCTACCCATTCTACATGTTTCTCTAATTTTTCTTTTGCTTGTTCTTTGAATTCAAGTGGTAATGCTTTTATATTATAATAATCTGGATTTACAAGTATATTAAAAAACATAAGTTCAGGCTTTACGTAACCTTTTTCAACCCAATCTTTATGTAAATCAGTTATTGTTAAAATATTTAATATTTGTACAGTAGGTGATACTTCAAAATGTACATTGGGTGCTTCTTTAGCTAAACGTTCTACATTTCTTTCAATTGTTTTCCACACTGTATCCTTACGAATAAGTTCTGCTCTAGCATCACTTGCATCTATACTGGCTGCAACATGGACATTTCTAAATTTTTTCCACATGCTAATTACATCCATATCTTTATAATGCATTTGCATAAAATTTGTATTATATCTAATGTAAACATTATATAATTCTAATTCATCTAATCGTTTTAAAATTCTATAATGCTCTTCCATAATAAGAGGTTCCCCTCCTGCAAAATAAAATTCTTTAACATAAGGAATATATTCATCTAGTCTATCTAGTAGAGCAGTACTATCTTCAACACCATGAATGATTGCTATATCTTGATTTGGAGGGAAAGCACCATAATGATAATCCTTATATTTTTCTCGCATTGCTTTTGCATCTGCAAACCATCGCGAACTAGAAAAATGCCCACACATCCTACAACGCATATTACATATATTTGAAAAACGAATATCCCAATATATTGGTTTAGAATCTAAACTGGTACCGTCTTCTTCTGTATTAAGAATATACTCTTTTGCATTATGATGATGTTTTCTAAGTTCAGCATATCTGAGACTCCAATTTCCAGTTTGTTCTTTTTCATAACAAACTTTACATCTTGCATCAGGTTTATCATTTAACATTTTTACTCTGAACTGGCGCATTTCCTTACCATTCCAAATTTCATCAAACGAATTTTTATTAATATTACCAAGCGGAGTTTCACCCCATTCGCTTATGCAACAAGGTAATACATCTCCTATTGCCGCTACATGTAAATGAACCCATGGTAAAGGACAATAACAACTTGTTTCATTTTTAAGTTGTTCTATTGTTGCACCTTCTTCTATTTTTTGTTGTATAATAGATTTTTTAATATCTGACATTATTAAATTCCGTTTTACATTGGTTATAAAAATCTTCTAGTTCTGGAAATGTTTTAACAAAATTAGTATTTCGTCTCTTATCCATTTCTGATATATATTTAAAACAATTAATTTTCATGCTTTGTATTTTAGTAAAGTTATCATTAACTATATCATCATGATATTTGTCATTTACAAAAACAGCTGCATCACATACTCTTCCCATTTTTTCTGCTTCATAATCATAAAAATTTTTATTATTTCTACTTTGGATTCCATCTGATAAAGAAATATTTTCAAGCATAAACTCATAACAGCTCCATAGTTTAGGCATTGTCCAAACTTTATCAGGCACACCAACAGATAAGAAAGGAGGAAATTCTAGACATGCTATATCTATATGTAATTGACAGGGTTTCTCTGCTATAACAAATTTAGTAGCATGTTGCCAACCAGACATTGGATCATATGATGTTCGTCGCGATAACTCATCTTTTCTAGCAAAGTCTATATTGTTAGTACGAAAAAAGTCTTTATATATATCATATCTATTTTCATTTCGTGTATTATATTTTTGTTTAATTAATAATATTTCTTTTAGGAACTTATCAAATTTGGGAATACTCATCCAAGTAAATGTTGTCATTATACTAACATAAACAGTAGGATGATTTTCGATCAAGTATATTAACCTTTCCCAAAACATATTAAATTGTAGTCCTGTACGAATATATTCTGCTTGTTCGCCCCATGTATCCATACTTGCAAATATAGTAAATTTTTTAACACAAGGATTATCTTCATTGTGTTTAATAAAATCTATAAGTTTTTTCCATGCTTCTTCCGGTGCGTTTAAATTTGTATTAATAGAAAAGTCTAGATCTTTAATAGGATTACATTTAAGTTCTTCAAATAGTTTAAAAGTATCACGGCACATTAAAGGTTCACCACCTGTTACTCTTAAATATTTGAGCGTCTTTCTAAGTTCGAACCACCACTTCCAAAATGCTTCTACATAAGGATTATGTTCACGATGAGGAATAGGTAATTGATCTGTTTTCTTTAACCAATCTATATCATGATAACTCCATTTAGCAAAAGAATAATCATCCCATAAATGTATCTTATTGTGTTCTTCTTGTTCTTGTACCCACTTGGAACTGAAATGCGGACCACAATATAAACATTTAAAGTTACATGCATTCGAAAAACTAACTTCTACATAACTAGGATTAAATTTTTCTCCCACCCCTGCATCTTTAATTATATCAAATCTATTTGCAAATAGATTAGCACTTTTTAACATTCTATCACTAACAGCTTCTTTATTAGATTCTACTTTCCAACAATAATTACACCCTGCAGGTAAACCACCATGTAACATTTCGTCACGTTGTTTTTGTTTTTCTAATGTATTATGAATTGCTCTGTGATCTTTTTTTAGTTCCTCTAGAGGTATTTTATGCGGCTCCGGATGATGACAACTATGTGTCATTCCGTTATGAAGATGCAATGTGACTTGATCCCATTTTGCAAGACAGAATCCGGGGCCTACTTCATTGAGTCGCTCCCTCATTTTATTTGCGTTTGATATTTGTTGATTAGCCATGATAAGGTGTTAAATTTCCCAATGATACTTTAGGATGATTAAATAATTCATGCTTTAATGTATTTAAAAACTCTTTGTGTTCGGGATGAGTATTTTTCCATATACATTGTTGTTCATATTCTTCGGGCGACCATGTTCCCCAATCTGTAACTAAACTAAAATTAATAGTAGCTACATTATTATATCTATTTGTAATTAATTCGATATATGTAGGCATTTCTTTATAGTTTGTTACCTGTACAACAAAATCATAATGTATATCAAATTTATTATAATCATTGTGCTTATCATTTAAAAAGTCACAATTTTCTAATAATAAATCCCAATTACCGCCTAAACGAGTTTTGTTTTCGTATGTATCTTTAGTACCTGCATCAAACGATATTCTACATGCTCTTAATTGATTTTGAATTTTGTGTAATTTATTCCACATTTTAGGAGTAAACATAACTCCGTTTGTTTGAAGATTAATTTTTAAATTAGGAAATTTAGTACCATCTATATTATATAACATATCCCTATATATTTTACTAGCAAACGGATCCCCACTTCCGGTAACATATATATTAAAGTTTCTATCGGTTGGTTCTATCAAAAATGCTTCAACTACTTTATCATTAACAAACTTTCGTTGTTCATACATTGCGCCTTCAGTTAACAATATTTTTCCTACTCTGCAACTAGGGCATTGAAGATTACAACTTTCATCGTTGGCAAAATTAATACGTGTGGGTAATTCACTTGCAATAACAGATAAATTTTTATCCTGATCTGCTAAAAAAGGTAATTTATCTTCTGCTATTTCTGGACAAAAATGATGTTGACAATATTGCCATGTACCATCAAATACTTGTTGACGGATTGCTTGTGCTTTTGGACCATTCCACATTTCTTTAATGCTTTGTTCGCGAAGATTTCCTATAAAATAAGGCAACCAACTAGGGCAACAAAGCCAACATTTCCCCCACATGTCTACTTCTAACCAGTCCCACATTTTAGAACAATAGCGACCTTCTAGATTTTTTTTAGAATCTCTGGCACCTTCTGTATCTTTAATCCATACATCACCAAATATAGGATCAATTTGGTGACCTTTCGCTTGCTGTGTAAAGGGTCGTCTAACTGCGGCGTTTATTTTTTTATCCATTTATCTATTTAACCTTCAAGATCTATTGGATCACCTATATACTGTTCTACATCACTTTCTCTTACCATTGCACCCAACCTACTAGGATTAACATATGTTGCTTTAAAAAATCTACTACCTACTTCGTCTAAATCTGCAATTTCTAAATCTATTTCGCGACGCAATTCTAATCCAAGTTTTTTTGTTTCGGATAATAAAAGTTGCCTATTCCATCGGTAACCTGTTTTAGCACAGATATCATCACCGCCTTCAAATTTATTATTGATATTATCTTTCCAAAATTGTGTAATCCATTCGAAGTCACGTACATTAGTCCATTCCCAAGTTTCACGCGACACGTTAACCATATGACAACCTAACCGTGCTCCATATACTGCCCATAATCCATTTAATACATCTGCACCAACTGTACACCATATTAATAATCTATTATAATTTCCTCTATGGATGTGTTTTAATCGTTCTCTACTTACAGGTGCCCCATCTATTAAACTCATTTTAACACCTTCTCTAAAACCTGCCCTAAATGATTGATAAGGGGAAGCATTATTCATAACTTGAGAGTATATATTATTCATTTGAATATAATGTATGTCCCAACAAAAATCAACTTGACTACTAGGACTATCTTCAGGAGCAGCTTCATGTGTTCGCATTTGTTCTACTACTTTTATCGGCCATGATTTAATTCCACCATTGCCATATACTAAACTGTTTACTTCATTACGTCCTGCCCATGATATTACATCTAGTTCTGATATTTTGTCAGTATCTATTTCTATACTAAAAAAGTCTGGATCTACTATATTGTCTGCATCTATACCTACAAAACGTTCTGTTTCTGATAAGGCTGCCGCGGCTTTATGTGCCGCATCGCTCCCCCATACACCATGTGAACGTTTTGCCCACGGGCATTTATCTAATAAGTCTGCATAGTTTTCTTCTGCGTTTGGTTCATCATATGAAATATATACTACATCAAATTCAGTTATTGGTATTTTCGACATTATTGTCCTCTCCTCTAAATGTTATCTTAATTCTACTGCCGTCATATAAAAGCATTTTATTTTTTAAACTTATAAATCCTTGTAAGTCAAAAATTCTATGTTTCTTTGGAATTAAATCCTTCCAATCAAAACTTAATGCTCCATCATAATAATCCGGATCTTCTTCATCACATATATAAAATTTAAGTTGTTTTTCATATTGTGCTACTTGTTGTGTGTTTACTATATGACTAATAACTTCTAAATTATTATCTTCATGTTGAATTAAATCTATATGAGAAGTTTCGTCTTGTGTAAATTCTTTAACCATGTTAAGTCTTCCTAATTTATTCTTGTAATAATCTGTTTCTACAAATTTATCTTTAATAATTAAACTATAATCTCGAAAATGTCGTTTGATACAAATATCCATGTTGGACGGGTCAAATTTTGAAAAGCTAGGTATAAGCAATGACCCTTCATCAAATATATCTGCTAAAGGAAATACAAATCTTGCTTCTAATTTGTCAGGATCTTTTTTGTCTACCAGATAGATTATAAATTGCTCTTCAAATGCTAATTTAAATTGATTACGCCATAATGTATTATTATAGTTTCCTAATACAACTGCATTAAATTGTATTTCGAGTAATTGACTCTCTTTATAAAAAATAAAGGTAATGCCTTTGGAATCATTGTTTCGTGGTATTTTATATAAATTAGCATCACGTTTAACAAAATTAATTAAGTTAGTTTTTTTAACTAGTTTTAATTCATTTGCTTCATAATCTTTATAACCTATTGCATATTTGGTATCAGATAATATTCCTTTAATAATATCCTTTGCTAATCCTGTATCATCGATTATATAAGGATCTGTATTATAGTCTTGTAATTGTGTTGTAACACAAGAGATGCTTCCATTAAACTCATCATAATATACTAAAAAATCTTTCTCTTTAGTTTTTTTAGGTACGAGTTTAATTACTCCTTGTGAATTTATCGAGTTCGTCATATTCAAATGCTTTATTACCGTAATGAATTATACCGGTAACATTATAATTTTCTATTTTTAAATTACCTTCTTTAATCCAATAATTTAAATCTTCGTGCCATAATTCTCCATTGGTTAGAGACAGGTCTGTGTATGTTAATATATTTGTATCTACTATTTCATCTGCTAAATCTAAATTATCTATAGTTAGACTAAAAAGAAAATCCTTATCAAATTCTGCTGGTCGTTCATGTTCAAATTGATTATACGAATCTTCGTAATTGCGTAAATAAACTTCTAGCAAATTAAAAAATGGTTCTGTATCTTCTTCGGAAGAATCTAGTTCTATTCTTTCTCTACCTTCATAACGATATTCTTTTTTCTTATTAAAGTCCTTGTTGAAATACCAAATTGATGTTTCGAATTGTGGCAGACTATTTTTTTCTTGTATTTTTTGTTGTACTGAATGGCATACATTTCTGAAATCTTTTACAGTATGTGGAAAAAGCATGTCGTGTCTTCTTGCAGCTTCAAAAAGACCATCCAATTTTGCTAATACTATTGTATCGGCATCTAGTACTAATGTATTTTCATAAGGTGTTGCATAATATAATTGATAAAGATTCTTCAATGTATTGTCATCTAGATGTCCTGCATCATCAAAAGGAAATTCAATTATATTATCATACAGTTCCTGTTGTCCTGATGGTACAAATAATTTATTTCTCGTAAATAAACTAATTGATATATCAGGATTATGTTGTTTAATTGTTTTTGCACAAATAGAAGCACTGTATAAGTAATCACGTTTACTTGAATTACAATTATGTGCAAAAATTAAAATACCGGTATTAGCCATATGTTTTTATAAATTTATCAGCATGTCGCTCTATTGCTTTTTTATTCATCAAATGTACATTTTCATTTGTACACTGTACTAATAAATCTCTCCAGTTTTCTTGTCTATTGTTAGATAAAAATAATAATTTATTTTTACCTTGTACTTCAACCAAATCATCTTTTTGATCCATATAACGCATAAACTTACCTGGTAGAGTTTGTACTAAACTATCATTGTCCATCATTCCATTTAAAATATGAATTGCTATTGATACTGCATAGTCTGTTCTATATAATGTACCAGGAAACCCATATCTAAATTTATAAAAGTCATAATTGTCTCTTATATGCCCCCATAGATCGAAAAACAATTTACAAAAATCACTTTTATCAAAATACACAACAGTACTCCACCACATATCTATACCATGTGCTTGTAATCGTACTTCATCTGGATGTGGTACTTTAAACTCTAAATTTAAAGCATGATCATACATACTTAACGGTGCATCTGTTTCAAATACTGCATCTAAATTAGAATTAGATATAAAGTAATCTATATCTATTAATAATGTTCTATCAAATGGGGAATATTCAAATATCTTATGTTTATTATGATTTTTAAAAGGAGCACTAAATGTATACCACGGTGAATCATGATGTACTCTTGTATTTTTAATATTTTCATCGATATTATCTATGATAATATAATTAAAGGCAGCATTTACTAACTTTTTATCTATTCCATGTTCTATATATCCAGCAGTTCCTTGATCACATATTAACGCAACTTTATTATTTTTCATATTTGCTTTAACATGAAGAGCGGCAATAACTGCTAGTTTAGCATAATCTATTTCCTTATTGTTGTATGCAAACATACATACACCATTTTTTATAGGTTTTTCTATTTTTCTTTTTGATCCCATTCTATAATGGCCTTAATGTTTCTACTCTTTTTTAGGCGTTGATGTTCTGTATATAATTCATTACTTGCTTGATGATATGCTTCTAATAAATTATCTCTAAATTCTTTTAAATTTTCTATGTTAACAGGATTATTTTTACTATCACTAATAATTGCTGTTTCATTTTTTGTTTCTATTAATACCTGAACAAATGCAATTAAATCTCGTTCGGCATAAAATATCCCACCATTAACTATTAGTTGTAATTGACTATTATATCTTTGTTTTACATTTTCTCTTTGAATATGTAATGTCTGCCGATAGTTTGCAAATTCCAGAGCCCGACGCAAGCGGTCTTCCACGATAATACCTCCATTGAAATGTGTATTACTATATTGTATATGGTTTTCTTAAATAAGTCAAGAAAATTTAATTATTCTAATGTGTTACCAATAGAATATTGTGGATCATATGGTGTTAGGTTTACAGTGAACGGTGTAGAGACCGTTGTAGTTGTAGTACAAGTTTGATTATTTAACCTGCGTTCTTTTACTTCTATTGTAGTTGTACCGTCAACAGCAGTACAAATAGCCGAATTATCTAATGTTACTTTAATATGGAATTTATCTCCAGTAGTGCTTAACATTCCATATATCCTTAATCCAAGAGATGCATATCCTCCATATGAAGCATAACATCCAGTACCATAGGTACCATAACTACCATAAGCACCCGAACCCGAACCACTAGTGAATAATAGTGTCCATTCTGCCGCACTTAAATTAGTAGGATCTCCTACGATGCAATCATAAAAACCTTTATTTGTTGATGTACCGCCTGTACCGGTTTGTGTTGTATTATCTAAAGTAATCGCAACTGAACCCATTTGACTAAAAAGAGTAACCCATTGTCCATATGCTACTGTAGTGCCGGCTGCACCAGAACCAGATATTTGATGTTGGCCACCTGCATTAAAAAAGTATCGTGCTTTATCATATGAAGTAAAAGCTACATCAAAAACACAATCTATTATTGCAGTAGCGGCCGGTCCTGTACCCCATGCTGTTGTTCTAGCTGTTGTAGATGTGCCGTTGCCGGCTGCACTAGGACTTGTAAGAGTTTGTTCGGTAGTATCCATATTATTTTTATTAGTAATTAATAAATCTAATACGCTATCTACTGTTGTCCAATCTGCGGCAGTAATTAATTGATGTTGATCAACATATGTTAAATTTGAAGGTGTATTGTTTGTTATGTCTACGCCAATATTGGCACGACAAATGATAGCGTTTAATTGTTCGTCTGTAATTAATTCGCTTATTGAAACAGGAGTGACAGCGGTACCACCCCATCCAAACTTATAGTTCGCAATGGTAGCTGCGTTTGTTACCGGATTTACCGGGGTTGCTCCTGAATAAATGTCGTCGTATACTTTGTTAATTAGCGCGGCTAGTGCATTATAATCAGCAGCTGTTATTAGGCTACTTACTGCAATCGTCACGTTACTTTACTCCCACAATTATCTCAATGAGACCCTCTTCTTCTGTATCTTTATTAACTAAACTTCGACCTATTACTGTTTCCCAAGTGATTGGACCATCAGCATGCCAAGCTATTGCTTTGGCTACACCTGGTACATCACTAGTGATTAATCTATCTCCCTTATTAACTTTGCCTATTACTCTAGCACCAACACGACCTGATAGTGCTACAAACGGATGTGACATATCATCTCCAGCGCCTGCATTCATTTCGAAAGCAGGATGTTCTGATATAACTCCAAGTACTGTGCCATCTTTTGCTGTAGTACTCTTTGTAATTTCACATTCGCCACCAAGACAAACAATGTCACCAGGCTCTAAGCAGCAATCCGCTGCAAATCTTTCTGCCAAGTCAGCATATTCAGCTGAAGTAGCAGTACCGCGGAATTTAAAACCTTCCGAGGAAGATGAAGCCGGCGTTACTGAGTTTGTCATGTTTACGCCTTTGTTAATTGTAGGAAATTCAGATACAACTGTTGTTGTACCGTCTGTTTGTACTTCTGTTGCTTTTGGTATCCATGGACCTGCGTCACCGTTCATAATAGTAACATATTTTTTATTATGAAATGTAACAATACATTCATGTGTAACATCTAATGTATCAATTATTTTTATCAGTTGAACGCTAGTATTAGTATTACCTACGCCTACTGGTTGCCATGCTGTACCGTTCCAAATATATAATAAAAGGTTAGCAGGTGTAGTATCAAACCAAAAATCTCCAACTGTATTGACAGCCCCGGCCGGTGCAGTAGCACTAGCAACTAATTGGCCCAATTCCTTCCAATTACTATTATTATCGCGAACTTTAATTTTATTAGTAGTAGTATCAAACCATAATTGACCAATTATTGAATTTGTTGGTTCAGTTAAATTGGCAAAATGTTCTAACATATGAACAAAGTCTTCTGCTATTTGTTCACCGTAGCCAACATAATTTTTACCAATAAGTTTTATACTAGTGGTACTATCTAAAGTTCCGTCCGCAACAGAAACGAGTAAATCTCCGTTTCGTTTGTTAATATCATATGCCATTTTCTATTTTCCTATTTAATTATAGCAGTTTTTAATATTTATATTATCCTACTCTAATTCTTAATGTATAAACAATTTGAATTAATCTATTAGCACTTTTTTGTACAGGATGAAATATTACATGTGTTAATAGTAGTCCAGCACCCAATGTAGCTGCTTTACTTTTTAGTCCTAATTCATCAAATATAAAAGTGTCTTCCATATCAGCCGAATCATCAACAACATCTTGACCTGATGGTTCTGCATAATCTAATGTACATGTAGTAACAACATCGGTAAATGTTGTTCCTGCAACATGAGATATAGTTAGAAAATTATCAGCAGGAGCCAAATTGTTTACAGTATCATTTGCATCAATTACTTTAAAATATGTTTTATTATATAAATCATCTGTACTAATATTAACATTGGGTGATTTATATGTAACAACTCCTGCTCCTGATACAGTAGTACCTCCATTACCTAAATGCATTTCATAAATGGTATTGGCTGTAGATGCTGTGCCTGAAATTAACAATGATGCTAATGCACTAGCAATAGCCTGACTGAAATTTTCAGCATGTACAGCATTATGTTTATTAACAAATATGTCGCCCGAATTCGGATCCCATATTTTAATATAACCATCTACACCTATTATACTTTCATCGTTAAAAATACTATTTGTCATTTTTTATATTCTTCCTGATCTATACTATTTATATCAGTAGTTAACTACTAATTTATGTATTTGGCCATATTGTACCATCGTCGCCATCATTAATAAATTCTGCTTCTACGTTTGTACTAGCCTGTAATGTCGCACCTAAATCGTTGAATGCGGTATGTACGTGTAATGTTGCCGGAGTTGTACCTAAACTATTCATATAATCCCAATAATCAGGTATACCCGGAATTTGTTGTCGGCGGCCATTATCTACTACTTGAGAATTAATAGTATGTGCTCTTGCCGATGTTCCTAATGTTCCTCGTACTGCTCCTTTTAATAAATCTCCTCCAGCGCCGCCTGCGCCAGGATCTATTTGCCAAAATTCTATTCTTTCTGTTCCTATCCATACCGAACCAGGTACATTAAGTTCTGGATCTGGTTGAGTTAAATCAGTAGCGCCAGACCCTGCAACTATTTCTATTTCTGTATCTAATTGACCCAACGCACTAATTATATGTGTTTTTCCACCATTATTATCTACTCTATGAAGATGGAAATAATCTAAAGCATCCTTAAACATATGGAAAGTACGTGTGTCATTTGTTATAGTTGAACCTGATAAGTTAGTTTGTACACGAATATCTACTGCATCATACGGAATAACAGGAACTAATTCTTCTGGATAACATGTTTCCAAAGGTTGTATAAACTTATTACCTTCTAGAATTTCTTCTATTGTTGCAGGATCTAATCCAAATGTACTTGCATTATAAATTGTATCTAGATATAAATCTTCTAATGCAGCTCTACTTATATCCCATGCATGTGTATCAAACCCGCGACAACTATTATCCCATCCTGGTTCTAATAATTGAGAACAGTCACCTCCACTAATTAAATCTTTACACCAATCATCACATCTAGATGACCGGCCTCTATCCCATTGGGGGTTGCCATCATGATGTACATCCCACGGATTTTGTACTTGAGAATCCCAGCCGCAACCAACACGATCAAATTTAATTATTATCTTTTTAGTATCTGAATCTGTAATTGTAAGACATGCAGTTTCTAAATGGCTTTTTATATTAAACACATCTCGTAATTTTGTATGATATGGTTTAACATCCTTAATATAGTCTACAATATAATCTGCTACTTCTGGTTTATATAAATTAACTTTGACTGAAAGATTTGTATCAATTTTAAGTTGAACATATGTTGTTTTATGTACCCAATCCAATTGCGGTTGATCTATTAATGCTTGATCTATCATTGCAAAAAACAATCTACCATAGGCGTATTTAAAATCATCTATGAATATATCATTCTTTATAGCATTTATAATTTGGAACAATTCAAACTCTGGAAATTTATCCCATTCTATAGCTCCTGCCCATGTACAAATATCCCAGCCGCCGCATTCTAAATAACCATCCCAAAGTTTACAACTTAATTCTATTGTTCCTCTTTCCTTTGCAATTAATTTCCAACTTTCTGCTATTGTACATGGTACTTCAGCTACATATTGATATATTTCCCATCTACCGCTACCATCTTCTAATACTTTTACAGTATCGCCTATATTGACTGAAAGAAGTAAGTCTTCATCAGATAAATTCTTTCTAAGAGCTATTACTTTAATAGGTATAGTAGTAGATGAATATGTTGAGGATTCCCAATTTATATATTTCCAATAATCTGCTAAATTATAACTTATTGCACCACGAGTTATTGTAGTACCTATTGTTTTATCCCAATCTATTGAACTATCAATAAGATTCATTTCTTTAAGAAGCATATTGGCTTTTTCAATAAAAATTCTTCGAGCAGTTGTTAAATCTTCATACCAACTTTGTGCTGGACGAACTCTATTACCAATTTGATTTAATTTATGTAAACTTAAATCAGGTACATTACTATATCGATATTCTGTTAATGTACTGGCTGTAGTGTTTACATCTGTTATGTCATATAACCTACTCCATTTAGTAGCATCAAATGTTGCGGCAGCTGCTATAGGTGTTATTGCTTTATAATAGATACTTGCATTAACTACAACACTTCCTGTACTATAAGCAACACCTACTGTCCAAGCAGTAAAACTTAAAGTTTCTTTTGTTTTTGCAATCGTTGTTAAACTATCTCGCATTCGTCCATGAAAGAATTCAGGTATAATTTTTGTATCATCACCTTCTGCTATTAGCATAAATTCTGAATGGACGTCTTGTTCTTCTCCAAATCGGATCTGGAAGATAGCATCTTTATCTTCAAATGTATCTCCAAAATTAGATATTATCATGGCATGCTTCTCGATAGGAGCAATCCATGCTAGTCCTAATTTAGATGGATTTTCAATATAAGAAGCAATAGATTTAACACTTAAATTTCGAGATATAATATTAGGAACATCTGTTTTTCCTTTAACCCAAAAATAGTAATATGTTTCTAGTTGCAAAGTATTGCTATTATATTTTTGTTTTATACTGTATCTGTATACTGTTTCTTCCTCTTCATTAACAATTGAAAAAGGTGTACCAGTAATATTAACTCCATTTATTATTGTTCCTGCTTTAGATTCCCAGTCGCTAGGTTCTACAGAAGATTCTACCCATTCATATACATCTATACTTGCACCCGGAAATAATTTACCCCAATTATTACGTTTATATGAATTAGTACTTTGTTCATAGTCAATAAAAACAGCAGTAGAAGTATTCCACCAAGTTGTACCTACTTCATTTCTTTCCCAATAATCTCTATCATCAATATTTCCACTACGATCTGTTGAATATGTATAAACTGCTGTATCTAATGTACCTATAGTATCAATTTCTCTTTCTGCAATTCCAGGGATAACGCCCTTTATTGGATCATATGTCTCAAATTTTGCTAATTGTTGTTTTGTTTTTGGATTGTAAACTTTATTAACATTATTCAATGATCTAGGATTAACTTTATCAATCTTAAATGCTCCGATCCAACTACGCCGTTCTACATCAAAAGATACTCCGTTAAATTTATAAGCAGTATCTAGAGTATATCCTATATCTCCTGCTTTCCATGCATAACGAGAATCTGTTATTGTTGCATTTAATTCTGTTATAGTATCAAACATAACAGGCATTAAAGGTAATACCTTACCAAATAAAGTATTAGTATCTGTATACGAATCAATATAAAATACAAGTTTAGATTCATCGGCAGGAGTAGACGAAATGTCGGATGCTAAACTATCTACTTTAAATATACCATCTAAAGTAGGCCGTGTTGTTGTTCCTACAAGTATACAATAATCTCCTACAATTAGATTATGTGCGGCCGCTGTTGTAACTTCTGCTTTATCTACTGTAGAAACTCCCTTGCCAATCTGTTCTATACTTATGTTTGTATCAAATGCCTTATATACCATGGGTCTACCACCTGAAAAATGTGGGGTAGAACTAGACACAATAGTTTTCTTTGCTATCCAGTATACTGGTCTATATGGTTCTGCTGTTTCTGTCCATTGTGATGTAGTAAAAGTATTACCTACACTTCCTTTTATATCAGTTTGTGCTGTATAAACTTTACCTTCATGACGAACTATATCTCCAACAAGATAATCATTAAATTTATTATAAGAGTCTAATTCAAATTTACTTGAATCATATAATGTAGGTAAATCTTTTTCATATAAAGTTTGATTTGTTGTCTCATCTAATAAAGGCATTCCCGGCCAATATATACTAGTTGCATTATATTCATCACTTGTTAATGTCGAAAATTCTATACGATCTGTTGGTTTATGTACCCACCTAGGATCACTTTGTGACATAGTAATTTTTTCATCATATGGAACTTCATCTTGAGTTATACCGGTTGCTGATATATCCAGAGGAAATTCTATTATTTGTGGATCAAAATCCACTTCGTCTGTTTTTAATTGAAATTCATATACTAGATTCTTTTCGGTTGCGCCAGCATCTGCCAATTTAAACATCCATTCTTCATTAACTTCTACATCAGTTAATATATTATTAATATCTGTACTTCTACCAATATTGGTATTGACGCTAGGAGTACCTGCTTTATGAATTAATCCTTTCCAAAATTCAAATGCGGCATCTTTATTATAAAGTAAATCTTTAAGATATGCTTTTGTATTATAACCTAATGTTGCTCTACTTGCATCTATAAGTGCTTGATTTAAAACAGTTTCTTCTGTAGAAAAATATCCTCTATCAATATCACTAATTGTTTTTTCAAAGTTAGGAATTAATTTGGTATCTGTAACAACATAACCTGCGCCTTTTGGAAGACCTGTCCAGTCTCCTGTTTTTTGTCCTATAAACTTTGCTCTCCATATTCTAGAATTAAGTAAAGTATCGTACACAATATCAGCAAAAACTGTATAACGATTAACAGTTATAACATGATCATATTCAATTACGTTTAATCGTACAAAAAATAATTCTGTATTTTCTTCAATTGCGGTTATAACAAATTCATATTCACGTGCCGCCGGAGTATCTCCCTGTGATATATTATCTAATCGATTAACATCAATATACTTACTATTAATTCTATTACCGTTTTTGTCAGCAATATTAAATACTTCATTAACTTTACTTACTGCATGATCTATAAATCGTTTATCAGCATCCCGGAATATTAATTCTTTATTATGTGGAGAAAGATATACTTCATCGCCTGCAACAAGTGGACTGGTAAATGCCGCATGCCAACTTACAAAATCACTGGCAGCTCTATTCCAATTGTGATAACCTTCAGTATCATATGATTTATACATAACACCAATACTTTCATAATACCTACCAAGATTAATTAGGAAATCATATACGTCTCCTACTTTTGTATATTCTGCGCCGTATGGTATTTTTAATATATTGCCTGTTGTGTTTTTATATTTCGATACTGTAACAGTAGGAGAAGTATTTGAAACTTCAACTACATCAAAAGGACCACCTTTATTACTTTCTGTTACAAGGAATGAAGATAAAATAGTATCACCACCGTGTACTTCAAATGCTGTTCCATTGAAAATAACACGTACTCCACTTATACTAACTTGTTTTAACGGAGCACTCCTATAAAAATGTACATGAAAATCTTCTTCAGGAATAAACTTTTCATTGGTTACTCCTAAAGTATCTACTGCTAATCTGGTAGAATTTTTATCTGTAAAACCTTCTACTTT